CTTGACTATAGAGAAAGTATCTTCTTTTGCAACTGTAGGGAGCAAGCAAAGAAAAATCCGTAAAGAATTCATGGAAATGTACGGCGTCAAGATGGATTTCAGAGAGAATGGCGCTGTACACCACCATTACTATCCTGTTACTAAGAAGGGTGTTCTTACGGGATACAAGCCTCGCGAGCTTCCTAAAAATTTCAAGGTGCCTCAGATTGGTGATACCAAATCAAAAGACGCTGATCTATTTGGGCAATGGATGTATGAATCCGGAAAGGTGCCTGTTAGCAACAAATTCCTTTTGATTACAGAAGGGGAGCTAGATGCTATTGCCTTAACACAAGCATTGCATGACAAGGGCAATCGGAATTTCAAAAACCCTGTAGTGAGCGTACCTTCTGGTGCTGGAAGTGCAGTTAAAGCAATCCAAAATAACTGGAAATGGGTAAACTCTTTCGATCATGTTGTACTGTTCTTTGATCAAGATGAGCCGGGCAAGAAGGCTGCTTTGGAAGTAGCTAAAACACTTCCTCTCGGCAAATGCAAAATCGCTAAATTCAGCGAGAAAGACCCTTGCGATATGGTGAAAGAGGGCAAGGAAGAAGAGCTTTATAACGCTCTCTGGAGAGCAGAGACATATGCTCCTGAAGGCGTATTAGCAGGAAGTGGGTTGTGGAATTTGGTCAACACGCCTCTTGTAGAAAGTGACGCACGCTATCCTTGGGAAGGGCTGGATAAAATGCTGCACGGGATCAGACCATCAGAAATGGTTACTTTGACTGCAGGCACTGGTGTTGCTAAAAGCACTTTTGCAAGAATGATTGCGTATTATTTGCAAAAGACAACAGATCGCAACATAGGCATGATCTTCCTTGAGGAATCTGTCAAGAAAACATCGTTACAGATTATGTCGCTAGAGGCGGGTATGCAGTTACACTTGCCGGAAGTGCAAGCTACGCCAGAAGAAATGAAAGAGGCTTTTGATAATACACTTGGCACTGGCAGGTACTATTTCTTTGACGATTTTGCAAGTCAGGATTTTGAAGCAATCACAGAGGCCATTATCTATATGGCTAGAGCAGCTAATGTTAAGTATATTTTCTTAGACCACATATCTATGCTAGTTTCTGGAGGTGAATACGGCGACGAAAGGAGGGCTTTGGATGCAATATGCACAAAGCTACGATCACTTGTTCAGCAGCTAGACATTACGCTGTTTGCCATTACGCACTTGAAACGCCCACAAGGGGTTAGCCATGAAGAGGGTGGACAAACTTCGTTGGCGCAGCTAAGAGGCAGTGCTGGCATTGCTCAGCTTAGCGATATTGTGATCGGTTTTGAAAGAAATAGCCAAGCAGAAGATGAGAAAGAACGTAATACGACACACGTTCGCGTTTTGAAAAACAGATTTAGTGGAGAGACTGGACTTGCTTGCTCAATTCTGTATGATAGAGAAACCGGCTGGGCTAAGCAGCTTAGCGATGAGGAAGTAGAGGAAATGGATACTTCCAGCAGCGAGTTTTCAGATCTTCCTGATGGCATGTTCGAGGAGGATTGCCAAGAAGATTATTGAAAAACATAACCCACCGGGCTAATTGGAAAACATGACAGCCCATAAGGAGAAAGAAATGAGACTGGTATATGACATAGAGGCTACTGGCCTTATGGATAGCAATTCCATTGACTATTCGAGCTACCCTTTTAAGCTAAAAAAGGATTTCCGAATCCATTGTATTGTTTTCAAAGATATTGACACAGGGAAGGTAGCACGCCTATATGGAGATGGGCTTAAAAAAGAGCGCGTCCACAAGATTCTTAGGAAAGCCACAACGCTAATAGCTCATAACCAGATCAATTATGATCTGTTGGCCTTGAGGCTTTATTTTGACGTAGACTACCACATTCCTGCTAATGAGGATGAACAGGGGATGGTGTGTGGCAGCCCTTGTGAGATTGTGGACACAGTAGTGATGTCGCGTATGCTATGGCCTGATCGTATAGGGGGGCATAACCTGAAGGAATGGGGTAAGCGCCTAGGGCTTCTTAAAGGCACTTACGGGGAGCAGGAAGATGCTTGGGAAGATTTTTCTCAAGAGATGCTTGATTATTGCGAGAGGGATGTAGAGATTACAGAGAAGGTCTACAAAGCCCTTCTGGAAGAATGGGGGGATTGGGACTGGAAAAAAGCCTTTATGATGGAGCAGGCAATCGCAGAGATTACCGTTAGACAAGAGCATTTCGGATATGCTTTTAACAAGCAACGTGCGGAAGAAGCTCTTGAAGAATTAAATGCAATGATGGAAGAGATAGAATCAAGGGTGGAACCCAATCTTCCTGAAAAACCTTTAAGCAAAACCAACGCAAAGAAATATATCCCTCCAAAAGTGCAATTCAAAAAGGACGGTACATTATCTGTCAACATGCAGAAGTTTTTGGACAGAGTAGGCGGTATTATCAAGGAAGATGTTTATGGAGAAAAGATTGCTGTTATTAAAGGCAAGGAATACTTCCTTCCTATGGAACAAGCGCCTGTTGTAGAGACAGAGCCTATGAAGCTTGCCAATCAGCAAGACATGAAACAATACCTCGTAAGGCTTGGGTGGAAACCTACTGTCTGGGCAGAAAATGACCTTTCTGTTGATAGCAATAAACAGAAGGTTGATTTTGAGAAGTACAAGAAGAGTGTTATTCGCTATTGCGAAGAAACGGTTAATAGCGATTTCAAGCCTTTCAGGCTTGCGCACAAAAAATGCAAGTCTGTCCGAGAGCTTTATAAAACCTTGATGGAGGCGAACAGAGATAGACCTGTAAGAGTATACACCTCCCCTAAATACACTGTGGATCAAGACAAGAATATTTGCCCGAATCTTGAGAAGCTAGGGGAGCAAGTATCTTTCGTGAAGGATGTAGTGAATTGGCTTACGTATCGCCATAGAAGAAACATGATCCTTAGCCCCAATGGCACAGGTCTTCTTGCTCAGCCACGTGTAGATATTGATGGAAGGATCCAAACACCCGCCATTACTTGTGGAGCAGCTACGTCGCGTTACAAACATTCTATCGTGTGTAACGTACCACGTCCTACAAGTCTTTACGGTGCTCCAATGCGAGAGATATTTGGGGCTGCTAAAGGAACCTATCAAATAGGCTGCGACGCAGCAGGACTTGAGGCTAGAGTGGAAGCGCATTACACTCTTCCTTACAAAGAAGGTAAGGAATATGCTAAAGCCCTTTTAAGCGAAAAGCCGCTTGATCTTCATACCTCGAACGCAAAGAAACTGGGCATCAGCAGAGATGAGGCAAAGACCCTAAAATACGCCTGTTCGTATGGCGCTCAGCCACCTAAGATTGCTAAGCAAATGGGATGGACGTTGAAATATGCTGAACAGGTGTTTGAAGATTTCTGGGAAGCAGCTTTGCCGCTGAAGTTGTTAAAAGAGCGGGTGGTACATTACTGGAAAACAAAAGGTGAGGGCAAGTTTGTTAAGGGGATTGATGGCCGTAAACTAATGGCAAGGTCAGAACACAGTTTGGTAAACTTGCTATTTCAGTCTTGTGGTGTTATCATCATGAAGTATGCCGCTGTGATATTGGATAGATGGCTTGCTGAAAATGGCTTTCTGTTCGATCCTTTCAGAGACTCTAGTTTTAAGGGCAAGGCTGCGCAGATGATCCATTATCATGATGAATATCAGCTTCAAGTGTGCCCTACTCTCGTGGAATTGAAAGAATTTGATTCTGAAGAGGAAGCGAGAGAGTTTATCATCGAAGGAAAGCGCATGAGTGACTTGTCGCATGTTGGCGATAAAGTGTGGAGAGGGTACTCCCCTGTAGGTGCTAAAATGAGTGAAGCTATTGCACTGGCAGCAGAGTATTACGGGATGAGAGTACCTTTTGACGGTGACTACCAGATTGGCACAAACTGGAAAGAATGTCATTGACAAAGATTTTATCATTGTGTAAGATGAAATCTCATTTCAAGAGGATAAAGTTATGACAGATGTAGCACAGAAAGAAGCGCAAGCTATTCGCTTGATTGCAGAAACCTACGAAAAGATCGATCACTACAATGCTGTGATTAAAGAAATTTGTGATGAGATGAAGGAAAAATATGATCTTGTTCCTGCTGAACTGAAGAAGCTAGGAAAAATGCTTCATAAGCAAAACAAGGAAGAAGAGGAGCGCAAAGCAATGGCTATCTTCGAGAAATACGACGCCTACTTCTCAAAGAGCACAGATTTGAGCTAGAGCATCATTTCGAGCACATCGTAAGGTGTGCTCCTTGGGATGCTTTATCCCGAAACGACAATGAGAGACTGTTTGAACTAGGAGAAAAAACAAATGGCTGGTAAGAAAACAAAAGATATGGTGGTAGAGGCAAAAGCAATTAACTATGCCCGAGTCGCCTCACCGGGAGCCAAATACATGACAAAGGGGCGCCACCCCACAGAACTTGAATGGAAAGCAGACTTGCTTATCGATGAGGACACTGTAGAGGCTATCGAGAAGAAGTACCCAAACCTTCGCAAGCGCATTAATCCGATCTCGCCTAAAAAATACAAAGAGATCTACAAGGTGGATATGCCCAAGGACGTTGAAGGGCCACATATCCTGAAGCTAACTAAGGATGTTGCTGTCGAGTACACGGATAAAAAAACAGGTGAGACAAAACTTCTCGAGAAGCCTCAGCCGAAAGTATTGCTTGACAAAGGCGATGGTAAGAAAGCCAAAGATATTACTTTCGAAGAGTACATTGGCAATGGCAGCACAGGAAAAGTGATCCTCAAGCATCGTGAGACCTCTTATCAAGGCCACCCTATCGACGTTATTGAACTTGGCAGCATCCTGATTACCAATCTTGTAGAGGTTGACGTCAAGCCGGGGCAAGGCAGCAACGAGGAAGATGATCTTGAGGGAGCCTTTGGCCTTGAAGAGATTGAAGAGTCTGATGCTACGCCTCCTGAGCCTAATGAGCCGGGACTGGAAGAGAAAAAAGGCCGTCGGAAAAAGCCCAGCGAGGAAGATTTCGATGAGGACTTTG